CCACCAAAATTATTAAACGAATGTACTGGGACTAAAACTTTCATTATTCGAAGAACCCCTCTAGTGTAGTTTTCTCTTCAAGTGCTTCAGGATGATAATCCTCTAACCACTCTAAACCTTTATCCTGTTCTTTCAAGTAATCATACCATTCATCGTTATGCCACATTGACGGTGATACTCCATTCCAGAACGGTCTCCACAATTCATGTTCTTTATTCAACCTACGACTATCTACATACTCACGTCTAGTCTTTTCATAATCCCAAGTGCCTAACTTATCCATATCTTCACGGAAGTAGAAAATTAAACTCATGCGTAGCATATCTTCAATACCAGAGTCAGGTGCTTCAATAGGTGTGTTACCGTGGATAACTCTCATATTGTCAATCAGTAATAAGTCTCCAGGTTGGATATTAATTGCAGCACGTACTTCTGGTGCTACAAGATAACCACCCTTCCAACTCTTACCGTCTTTAGTAATTACTGTTAGGTTTGAGAACCCTTCATTCAAAGAACCCGCATCACGGTGGCATGCCATTCTAGCATTTCTATCACTTGTAGTTGTGTTCACGGTAATCGTAGTTAATGTAGTGTCTTCACCAATTAAGAATTTCTTATCTAATCTATCTGCAAACTCTTTTTGTTTAGCATAACGTCCAGGAATTAATCTAGCAAATTCTTTATCAAGTTTTCTTGCGAAAGGATAGCACTTCTCAAACTTCTCACGGTTGTGTTCTACATAAGAAGTTTCTCTACCATATGGAATACGTGGATATCTGCCATAGAAACCTGCGATACCTGACCACATAGGTGAAGCATAAGATGTATCAGAAATCATATTCTTACGGATATCTTTAACATATTCAGTTGCTTCATCAACTGGCATAGACGCAAAACGTTCCATAGCAACGTCAAAGAACCCAGTATATACACCGAACTCACCCTCAATCTTAGAACGCAACCAGACTGACCCACGGGTTTCGTGTTGCTTAGTCTTATGCTTTTCAATAATAGTTTCAATTGGGTTAGATCCGTCGACAGGTGTTGGTTGACCAGATGCATAATACTCAAGGATATCTTGTTGGAATGGTGTTACCCAATCACGGTGACCAGACTGTTCCACTCTTGGACCTGCTGCCATACCTCGGTTGTTAGATTCAACTGCTGAATCGTACAAACCTTCAAATGCTCCAAGTTGTTCTTCTGGGGTAAATACGTTCTTACGGAATTTAAATGCTAGTCTAGATTCGTCCATACACTTCAAGCATATGTTATCGCAATCTTGACTCTTTGTCATATCGCATTCGGGTGGGAGATACACATCTGCGTCATTATCAATCAACACATCATAGAAACTTTCGTCTACATATTTACCTAATAAGTCGTCAGCAGGAATCATAAACTTAGCAATGAATACATCTTGTCCTTCATCCCCTTTATACTTCTGCCACGTGTTACCATTGATTGTAATTTCTTCCATATATACTCCTTGATTAATTTCGTCTCTCATACTATTATACCCTTATTTAGACAATCTGTCAAGTTTTTTGATGACATATTCCAAGTCAGCATCTGTACAATATTTAGACAAAGTTAAATCAACCTCATCTTCAGTTGGTTGTACAAACATCTGATTAGTATCATCAAACCTACCTTCTTTGATTGTGTTCATCCAAATTACATACTGAGCATCTATCTTTTTTCTACATTCTATCAGTGGGCAGACGAAATCTAATACAACATATTTGGTGCATGCCTTTCGGGATAACATATACATTCTATCTGCTTGACGATGCCTACCCTCTACACTAAAATCCCAGTCATCATATTCCTTACGAATAACATCAGCATTTAACCACGTAGCACCCAACTTATCTGCTAGTCTATTTGCTAATGTGGTCTTGCCAGATCCAGGCAGACCCATTATTAAGATTCTCATTTTCTATCCAACTTTTTCTTATTACGTTTTGCTTGGTCAAGGTGAAACTTAGATGCTCTATCCATAAATAGGCCACCTTGTAGATGGTCGTATTCGTGTTGAAATGCTCGAGCAGTAAATCCATCAAACTTGATAGTTTCAACCTTACCATCGTGTCCAGAAAACCTTGCTTTAATGATTGTTGGTCGTTTAACCTTTAGAAATAAGTTGGGGAATGATAAACAACCCTCTTCAGCAAGTTGGATTGATTGCGAATAATCTACGATGGTAGGATTGAACACTGAGAAAATACTCTCAGGGATATGTGGGTTTCCTATAACAAATACATTATAAGGAATGCCTACTTGATTTGCTGCCAGTCCTAAACCATTATGGGCAATCATAGTATCACGCAGATACTCAAATAGTACAGTTGGATCCATAGGTGGATCTCTAAAGTCAAATCGTTGAGTTGGTTCTCTTAATATCTTATCATCAAGTTTCATTATCATTTCATATTCGTCCATCATACTATCCTGCTAAAGTTTTTAATTTTCTGAAATTCAATCTTACTTCTAAATTTGTCAATCAATACATCACCTTTATGTGATATGACAAATACGTTTGTTTCATTACCGAGTTCGTGTAATAGTTTTAAGAACTCATCACAACCAGTTGAGTCAAGTGAAGCATCAAATACTTCATCTAGAATTAATAGGTTGGTGTTGATACTGTTCTTCATCTTAGCAATTGCTCGCCAAGTGAATAGTAATGCCAAGTCCAGACGCATCTTCTCGCCCTCAGAGAAACTGGCATAAGAAAACGCATCACGATACCTGCTCTTAATGGTTTCGTTGAACTCTTCATCTAATTCAAAATTTACAAAGAATTCAAGTGATGCCAAATACTTATTGATTAACTTATTCATAATAGGTATGTACTGTCTGATGATTTTAGTTTTAATACCACCATCCTTTAGCATACCTGACGCAAACCCAAGCAATTCTTTATCAATTGAATTGACTTCTTTCTTAGTGTCTAACGCATCCATATCAGATTTCAAATCATTTATCTTACTCTCTGAATGGTTGTCTTCAACACTCTTAGATTCGAGTGTTCTAATTCTTGTATTAGCAGACTTACCGTTATTCCTCATATGTTTCATTTCGGATTGGTGTTCTCTAATCTTTAATTGCTTATTTTGTATTTGTGATTGTAGAGTATCAATCTTGGTAATCTCTACAGTTAGTTTATCTTGTTCTTCAACCAACGTAACAATAGCAGACTCAGTTTCTGAAATAGATTTTTGAGTTGATTCAATCTTTTCTGCCTTAATCTTTAAGTCAATCAGTTGCTCGCACGTCGGGCAGTTGTCATTCTTTTCAAAGAACACTTTACGTTTATTGTTATTGTGTGTCTTATCGTGTAACTTCTGTAATAGTTCTGATACTCTCTTAGACTTAACCTTAACCTTCTTCTCATGCCCAACCTCGTCAAGTAGAGAGTCAACCTCGTCACCTAATTCGAAACAAACACCTTCAGATGTATTATATTTGGTTTCATATCCAGTGCGTTCTGTTATGATGGAATCAATTTGCTTGTTCACATCATTCTTTAGTTGCTCTAAGTATTCTTGTTGTACTTGTATCTTATCTTCAGTCAAATCAATTTGATAATTGATCTCTTGAGTTTCCTTTTTGTTTATAGAGATACGATCCTTTAATATGGTATTCATATTAGAGAAGATTTGAATGTCGAGTAAGTCTTCAATAATAATTCTACGATCGTAAGACTTCAACTGCATAAACGGTGTGAAGGACGCATTACCCAATACAACAATTTGAGTGAACGATTTGTAATTCAGTTTGAGGATACTGTCCTCTAACGTTTCTTGATAATCCCTAGAACTTCCAGGTTGATTCAACAACGTGCCATTCTTATAGATCTCAAACACGTTAGGTTTGATACCACGTTTAACTTCATAATCAATCTTACCGATGTTGAATGTAATCTCAACTAGAAGATCTTTCTGGTTGATAGAATTGAGTAGTTGGTTCTTCTTAATATCTCTGAACGGTTTGTTGAATAACACAAAGCATAGAGCATCGATGAAAGAACTTTTACCTGCACCATTCTCACCAACAACAATTGTGTTAGGAGATCGGTCAAGTTCTAGTTCGGTAAAGACGTTACCAGTCGACAGTATATTTTTATACCGTAATTTCTTAAAATGGATCATAATATAATTATACCCTATTCCCCCTCAAAAGTAAAGTTATGCTACATCCATATGTATTGCCTCAGAATATAACTCACGCATCAAAATATCCAATTTCTCTTTTGGAACTTTATCTGGAAGGTTGTCAATATACTTAGACATAATCGTTTGAGTAGTTTCTGCTTCATTGATAATGTCATCGTCATCTTCCAAATCAAGATTGAGATGGTCGTCAACAATTTGAATATGAATTGGATCTGCCTTATATAACTTGTCCATAAACAAATCAAACCAGTAAGGATTGTCGTTAGTTTGACGAACCACCTTAACGTATGAGTTTTTGTATGAGTCGAACGGGAAATCTAAAATTTCTTCAATAGTTTTATTATCATCTGAGTAGAATACTTTCTTGAACATTGACACTGGGTTTCTTACGAACTCAATTTCCCTCGTATCTGTGTCATAGATATGATAACCTTTAGCATCGTTGAAGTCTGCCCAAGTCAATTCATACGGGCAACCTAGATACTCAACGTTCTTGGTCGTAGACTTGTGATGGAAATGTCCAGAGCATACCAAATCAAACTTATCGAAGTCTGATACTTTCATACCGTGAGGGTTAGGCATACCAACATTCATTAAACAACCAGCAATCTCTAGGTGACCAAACATAACTTGAGCAGGTGTTTTATCCATAGCGTCAATTGCTACATCATAATTCTGTGCGTTAATCCAAGGCATAATAAGGATATCGTGACCATCAAAGGTTAGTGTGGTTGGTTTAGAATAAGACTTAACCTTAGTCCCACCAAACAACTCATTCATAGAGTTTACTTCATTCGTGTTCTTAAAAGGTACATCGTGGTTGCCTACAATAACGTGTAGATCTAAATTCTTCTTATCACACACATCAATAAAGATATCCTTCATCTTTCTCAACGTAACGTAATTGATATACTTACGTCTATCTACAATATCACCCAAGTGGATAATCGTATCAATATTTCTCTTTTCTAATTCAGGGAAAAATTGTTTGGTGTAGAAATCTTCAAAGTAATCGTGGAAGTGCGAGCAATCAGATCTCGCACCCCAGTGTGTATCTGTGATTAAAGCAATCTTCACTTAACAACCTTTTTCATTTTTGCTTTCTCAAAGTTCTGAATAAACTCAGATTGATATTCTTGAGCACCATCACTAGATTTAATTCTTGAGTCGAAGTTACCGTTAGTATCGTGTCCTTGCATATCAGCAGTTTCACCAGTGATGTTTGCATTCTCAGTTGCCTTAAACTTAGTGTACAAATACTTCTTCTCTTTTTGAATACGTCTTAGGAATGCATAGTAAATAATTTGAGTGAAGTATGCGAATGGGTTTTGTGTTTTATCTGGGTTGAAGTTGTGCATATACCGTAAACAGTTCTCAATACCATCGCCAATCATATCCTCTCTAAATGTGTAGTTGATAAAGTTTGGTTTAAATGATAACCTATTAGCAATCAGTGAAATGCACTCTGCTATATAATTTGGGACTTTAGGTTTATCTTTACCTTGTTCCTCTGCTAGTTTAATTGATTCTTGATATGCAACCATTGCTGCATAGAAGTCTGGGTTATTTACATAGTTTTTTTTCTTCGCCATAATATTTCCTCTAATGAATACTTGTGTTTGCTATCTTTAAAATTTCTTGCATTACTCTACCTTGAACTTCTTCTCGGGTATCTTCCTTAATTCTCATTTCTTCTAATGAATCTAAATAATAATTTACCATTTCTTCTGGTGCTTCTGCTACTGCTATAATGTGGTTGAACATAATATCAATGACTGTCTCATCACCAAATAACGGGATCCAGGAAGAGACGAACATCTGCATCTTACGAGAACGAACATCCTCAGTCATTTGTAACTGTAATGGGTTTAACACTTCTAAGTCATAGGTGTCATCAGCATAACTCAATACATCTGCTAATACTGTCTCACCACTACTCAGTTTAATAATACTAATCGCCATAGTTTAATTTTATATTGTAAAGGGAATAATCAAATTCCTCTTGGTTATACATCTTAATCCTAACAGCAAAATGTTTTAATGTATGATTATGATATGACTTCCAACTTAGGTCGTCTGATATATCATAAAGGGTGGCAGTATCTTTACCATCTCCCTTTCTTAATACACGTCCAATTGACTGAAGATTACGAACCCTACTTTTACTAGGACTAGCAAAAATAATATTATGAAGACGTTTGATGTTGATACCTGTAGAGAATGTGCCATACGAAGCAATAATGATTGCGTCTTTTTCGGTTTCGGTGATTGCTCTAATTGCTTCTCTTTCATCTGCATCAACACCACCATGTACAAAGAATACTTTTCTGTCATCGTGACATTCCTCTTTAATCATATCATACAATTTCTTACCATGCTTTTCAACGTACTGGAATAGTAATAGTGTATTCCCTTTTCGGGTAATTGTCAAGTTCTTGATGAAGTTATTTCTATAAGTATTGCTTACTAGAAAATCCATCTCCTCTTGATATGTAGTTTTCTTTTGACGTTTACGTTCAGACTCAGGATATTTCAACACCAGACATTTGATTCTAAACTCTGATAAAGTTTTCTTATCGATCAATTCTTTAGTTGTAACAACTTTCATTACTGGACCAAACAAACCTTCAAGTACAAGTTTATTTGTTTGGGTGTCATCTAACGTTCCAGTAAAACCAAACCGATATTTACAATCAGTTAATTTCTCCATAATCTTAGTTAAACTGTTTGCTTTGAAGAGGTGTGCCTCGTCCCCTACGATCGCATCAAACTGGTCAAAGTATTTCTTCGGGAGTTTGTATATGCTTTGCCATGTGGAAATAAAAACCCTTGCAGTAGGATGCTGCTTATCCTGACCCGCCATTATCTTATGAGTTTCGTGAAACGTACCATCTGAATAATCAGTGAAGTCAGAATCCATCTGTGAGACCAGAGAAGTGGTTGGAACGATGACTAAAACCTTCTTACATTCCTTTCTTAAATAGTATTTTAGTAGTGAGTAAATGATAAATGATTTACCAGATGCAGTCGGAGATAGAATTAATGCTCTGTTCTTTCTAATAGCATGAGCAACCGCACGCAACTGATAATCTCTGGGTTTGAAACGTTTCTCAGTTAGGAATTTCTCAAGTCCATTCAATGGGATATCCATTGTATCTTCAAGACCATCGTGTATGTTTACTTGATAATCTCTATCCTTAGCAAACCTTTTAATGTGTTCAAGTAAACCAACATAGATTTGCATAGAGTTTACG